GACCGCTTTCGCGGTCCAAAGACTTTGTGGTTCCACTTACGTGGATCTCTCGGATTACCCCCCAAGAGATAGACTGGACGGGTTCTAGTCTGACCAGCTTATTGTGAATCTGAAGTTTGATTACGCTTCTTTTCCGATAAGTAGTAGGCCTTTAAAGAGGCCATTGCCTTGATTCTCATGGATGCTTCGGTTTTACTGAAGGTCCTGAGGTGAGGCAGTGGAACGAATTTTAGTTCTACGAAAGCCTCCAACAACTCTTCACGCCCTTGGCTGTTCCTAATCAGCCCATCTAGGGATCTTAAATGATCTTCTATCTGGGTGATTACGTCAGCCGCTGGGTGGGGGCAGAGTGGTGGATAAAGAAAAGTCTTGGACAGCTCTTGTGAGAGCGGTACTCCCAAGCGGTTGAACTCGGGTCTGGGATCTGATTTCATTTTCCAGAAAACCTTGATCACCTGCGACAGTTTTCCTTCCAGTTGTTCTATGAGGATTTCTTCCAAACACTGTTTGTAGATTTCTTCATCGATTGGTACTTGATCTGACCCTTTAAATGGGGGGATCTGTCCTTTCTTAAGGACAACTGAAAGAATTGCTGCCAGCTCCTGACCCTTTCTGGTCAGATAGCTGGGGGGACTAAGAACTTCATTTTCGAAAACTCACCCTTTCCCTTGAGCTGTCTCAAGTACCAGGAATAGGTCATATAATGACTTGCTTCCGGCTTGGAGCAGCGTAGGGGAAATTGGAGTGATCTCAACTTTATTAAGAAATAGTCTTTTTGCAAATTCTATTCTAATATTGTTGGGATCACTCGTTAAGCTTTTCTCTTTTGAGTATGGTACACCCAGCTCAGAGAGCAGGAGTTTATACTCGGTGGAGACCACCTTATCTCATATCACTACATCATCTCCTAGTACTGCGTATTTAAGAAAGGAATTGATACCCTTCCTTGATGCTGCAAAGGCTATGAGAACGTGATGGGTTAGCGCAAAGACTGCCCATGAGCTGTAAAGCCCCATGGGTTGTCCCCTTGCGTACCTAACACGTCTGTTTTGATATTCGAAATCCCTATTGGTCATTAGGTTCTCCCAGTGCCAGGCATATTCTTCTGAGATTAAAACCTCTAAAAGGATTTTCTGCAAGGCCCTTGGAAACCTGTCGGTCGCCGAAGACAGATCTATACTTTCGGCCTCGTTCCCTGCTCTAGATTTAATTCTATTCGCTTGGGCTCCTTGGTCGTATGTACCATCTGTCGGTAGCTTCCGTAGCATGTTCATGATCCCTTTATGAAGGGGTTTTAGAACTTGCTGGGACCAGTAATCGCCTATGGCTATGACACGGGTCTTACCCCCTCCTTCCGAAAGGAAGGCGAGCTTAGATAACCGTTCACAACCAGAACCGCTGTCCATTTCAACACACTTGTCCAATCAATCGGCTTGTTCACAGTACAAATACTGAGACATCCAATGATAGGATCCATATATTGACTCGTTTGCTTTAACAGCACACGCATCAAGATGGCTGGATATTAGTGCAGGTCCATTTGGACCTGACTTACCTCCAGTTTGGTGAAATGGTGGGTTCCAGTCGATTACAAGGGGTGGGAGCTTGGGTTTAGCTTTGATTACGAAGTCTTTAAACGACTTTAACAATTGAGGCTCAATCTCTGGGCCAGGATCAGTTATGGTCTTGGTGTCGAGATTAGGTTCTAAATGTATTAGCCTGTAAAGGTTTAGTACAGTTAGGGCAAACCTTCGTTCATTCATACTTCCTCGGAGAGGGACTTTCAGAAAACTAATCATTTTCGGAAAACCATCTCTGTCGGATTTAGTGAATGGGAGTGGAACTATTGGTAATTCAAGAGAGTACTGTTTGGCTAATTGGAATAATCCCTTTAGCCTTATTAGTGCGCCTTGTTTACCCTCGTTGGATACTAATTTCTCAAAAAGGAGTTGGTATTTAACAACTGATTCACTGTGCAGCTGATCAAGACCATTACCCTGTCAGACCAACAAAGTCTGTATTAGTGTAATGAGTCTAGGATTCAGTTTCATGGGTATCGGATAGTTACTGCTCTCCCCTTGGTAGGGTGCCTCTACTCGAGACGTGAAAGTAGACAGTGAAGTTCGTTTTCCGGCATTACTGCCGG